AAATACGCAAAGATCTTCAGGGAATGGTGGAATATGACAAGGGAACCATAAAAAGAAAGGCCAGCGATTGCTGGCCTTTTTCTTAGAATACTGGTTTTGTTTTTCCAGTTTTCTTATTCTCTTCAGATTCTTTAATCGGCTTTTCTTTAGGCTCGATTGTTTCTAGAATCACATTCAAGTTTTTTGGTTTTTCAACAGACATTATCTTGTTCCTTGGTATTGTTTTGCGACTTCGAGTAGATCATATAAGGCTTTTCTTGCAGTCTCATATGCGTCAGATCGTGGATCACCGAATCCTGATCCAGAAATGTCTCGTCCTGCAGACTCAATAAGATCAAGAGCCTTATCAATTTGCTGAACAGTAATATCTCCACCACCCTGACCACCTGCGCCGACATCTATGGCCTCAAGGATCTTATTCGTGCCCTTAATTCTGATCTTCTTAGGAGATTTTCCCGAAGCAGATTCCATCATAGCCTTGCGATTGTATTCATCTAGGCTCATTCCACGCTTAAAGGCTACTCCTTCAAACATGACATATTCGGATGGTAATTCCTCTTTAACGTATGTCTGATCTTGATATGTTACCTTTTCACCAGTCTTATTAGGAGCGACTGACTCTAGGATATATGTAACCTCAGACCCCTTTGGTCTAATTCTCTTAGGTACTGGCATCTTAAATCTCCTTATAAGCTATTTATTACTTAGAAATGAGATAAATAAAAATATGGAAGACTGGTTAGGCTCAGACGAATTAGAAATAGGTGATATAAAAGCTGACAGGATGGCGAAAGTCAACACTGCATTTAGTGGACTGGAGAATGCCATGAATTTACCTTCTGGCTCCACGCCAATTCCGAAGGGTTTGGCTAAGACTGTTAAGAAAGCCACCGAAGTTGCAATTCAAACAGCAAAAGAAGTATTGGCTGATCCTGAAGAATCCTTCGAAGATAAGGAATTCATCAGAGAAACTATCAAAATTCAAATAATAAAGATGCAATCTACTTTAGATATATTGGAAGGTTCTATTATGGTCGGGGCTGAACCTCGAATGTTTGAAGTTTACTCTGATTTGAATAAAAGTGTATTGGATGGTTGCACTCGATTGATGCAATTACAGAGGCAGTCGGATAATGCCAAGATGATGAAGGGTGGACCTGCACCTAATGAAGTTACTTTAACCGAAACTAAGTCAATTAAGGCCACGGGAGGCGACATGGCTTCCTTGCTTGAGAAACTTAGAGGGGGCGGCGATCAGTCGAATGCCAACGCTCAGTAGCTTTTGTCATCAGGATTAGATCTTCAGTAACCTCTTTAGCATCATGACTCTTCCAAGTGGATTTACATCCAATTTGGACTCCAAGATAGATTAAACTAACTCTCCATCTAGGACATCCAGAGTCTAACATTGCCTGTATTAGTACTCGGTTGGCTCGCAATACTCTCTTCTTAACAGATTCACCCGGAAGACCCCATTCAGTTGAACACAATACATCATGAATGATAGCACCGTGTATTCCCGGTCCAATTGGCGACAAAATAGGCCATAGTATTTTCGGAATAGAAAAGAAATCTGTTTGATATGTTGCAGGTGCAACAAATTCTTGTGCGGCGAAATCATTATCTCCGGGAAAATAGTAAACGAAATCCTTTTTTAGCTTAAAGGGGTATTTTTGGGTTCCGGGTAGAATTTCAACGTCTGGATTGCCTAGGGGGAATCTTTCTAGTTTCATACTCATATTTAGTTTTGCGGTTGACTTGTTGAACCAAGTCTAGTATCTTTGTACTTGGAGGAATGTCGATGCCTTTTACTTATCAAGAACGTGAATATCAGACTCGATTGGTTGATTCTACTGTGAAGTATTTTACAGAAGTTGATTCTTATATCAATAGGGCAAGTCACAGCGTAATGCTATTGTCCCCATGTGGTTCTGGAAAAACAGTAACTGCTATGCGAATCATCGAAGAACTATATGAGCGAGACTATAGTAAAGTCGTATTCATCGCACACCGTCACCGCCTTTTGAAACAAGCGAATGACTATTTCAATTGGATGGGTCTTCAGGAGAAATGTAAGAATCTTGAATTCTCCACAGTATCCATTTACGAAAAAGATGTTCAGCACCTAAAGAATGCTGATTTGGTTATTTTCGATGAAGCGCATCATAGTGCATGTGATTCTGGTGTTCGATTAGTTGGAAAGATTGATCCAAAGAAAACACTTGGATTGACCGCAACTAACTGGCGAAGTGACCGAATTAAGCTGGTGTTTGAGAAGGTAGTTGAAGACTACGGGATCAATTCACTTATCGAACTTGGATTCCTGTCGAAGTACGACCATTATCTGATCGACAAGTGGGGTCCGGAAGAAGTGACCTCGGTGTATTTGAAGAACTTGACCAAGTTTGGCAAGTCTATCATGTTTTTCCATACTACCGAAGAATCTGAATATGCTGTTTCTTTGCTACGTGCCGCAGGCGTTAAAGCCGCTTCGGTGTACGGCACCATGAACGAGCATGTAAGGGAAATTACATATTCTCAGTTCGAAAATGGAGAGATTCAGGTACTATGTAATTTGATGTTGCTAACTGAAGGTGTTGATTTCCCGGATCTCAATACGGTATTTGTTAAACCTTCGATTAAGGGGTTGACAATTCAGATGGGTGGTCGTGCGCTACGACTAGCCGAAGGGAAGAACATCGCGAATATCGTCCAGATGTCAGGAGATGGATATTCTTTCGCTCGAATTGCGAAAGCTAGGGATTCGTATGTATTGAAGGGCGATAAGTGGTCGAGAACCACGTATTCGAAGGAGTTCATTGCTCGACTTACAGGAGAAACCTTCAAATACAAAATAGCACTGGCTAAGGATGCAGTCGCCATGGAAAGTCTGCAATTCATTGTCAATGACCAGACACAAAAACAACTGGCATTTTTAGACGAACATAGACAGGCGCAAAATAAGATAACCGATTTGGAAGAACTTGCCGCAATCACAGAGGGGGTCGAATAATGCAGGAACGCAAAATCTCGTTTTTTGGTGAGAAGATTGATGGAATGGTGTTGAATGCGCAGGAGGTCGCGAATAATCTAAATTTCTCAAACAAGGTCGAAGATACTATTAGTGAATTGTGGGGTGTTATTGGAGTTTCTATTGATTCGGTGATCGCATCTTGCAATAAGGAACCTGAGAAGGAAACCGAAGAAGATGATCACTTCTCTCAACCAGCCATTGAGGATCTTCATGAAGAAACGCATGAAGAACCCGCAGAAATTTCGGTTGACGATCTCATTGCGGTGTCGTATACTTATGGGAAGTCAGATGAACAGATTGCCGACGAATTTAGGAATGATCTCCGGGACACTGTTCGACACTATGGATGGCTTTTAGTTGCACTTGGAATTGCACTCGACCATGAAGAGAAACGTCAGATTGTTGCAATTCTAAAGGAAAAAACGCAAGAATTACAGAAGAGAGCAGAAATCTTGAAGATTCGAGAGCAGTCAATTGCGAAGAAGGAGAATGAGCGATGAGGGCAACTACACTAGAAGAATGCAGGAAGGCGCTTCCAACCGTTCGATATGGAACGATTGACCTAACCAAGTGTGAAGTCAACGTGACATATCACCGAGATTCCAAGGTTGGCCGAGCTAAGCGAGTTAAGACCATCGTAGACCATAAGAACGGAATCGTCATTCGCCCAAGCGATAGATTCTGGAAGTCTTTGTTCAGTGAATACAAGCTAGGCACTCCATCAGAACAGTTTTTCACGTATTTTCCATACGATGAAGTGTTTGATCGAATCAAGCAGAAGACTGATTCGCCCTTGGCGGCAATTTGCCTTGAATATGTACCAGACAGTGGGAATCAATTCATTGGTTATGGTATTTCAAGAACAAATAGCCAAACTCGATTTGATGATGTCATTGACATTCTGCATAAGAAACATGACGATCTCAAGAGCTACAGCTTCAATAACGGAGTAATTCAAGCCGAGTACAAATCCAAAGACCCTATTTCTAATTTCCAGATTGCGGGCGATGACTACAATGGATTTGTGCAGATTCAAGCTCCTGTAGACGGACTCGCACCCCCTTGCACATACATCGGGGCTGAAAGGCTTGTCTGTACCAACGGAGCGGTCGCGCTGAGTCCCGTATTCAGGTCGCAGTTTAAGGTGGCCGAGAACGGACTGAAGACACTCGAAACGATCATCGACAGCTACAGAAACGAAGACGGATTCATTCAGCTTCGTAATCGATTTGCGAATGCAGACCTATCGTATCTTTCCATGCGAGAGGCTTTCAAGATCAGCAAATTGTTCTCGGTTCTCATGAAGGACCAACCAGATAATTCGAAGATGCACACCGCTGTTTGGCGATTCAGTGATATGCTTGGAGAATTTGCAGAGGAATTGGGAATCGCCAGTTTGAATCAGGTTTCGGATAAGGTTGCAAGTGGAATTCCGATGAGGCCCAGTGTCCTCTCGATGATTCAGCTATTGACCGAATGTTCTACCCACTACCTTAGCGGTTCAAATAGTGTTAGGGTTAATACCTTCGTTGGAGGATTGATCTCTAATAACTACGATCTTGAATTGAGTAAGAGTCATATGGGTGAATATGACGATTTCCTTGCTAGGAAATAACAGCTACAATAAAAACAGGCACCTAGAATCAACTAGGTGTCCATGAAAGGTAAGATCTAGAAAATGTCTCAGAGTTGGAAGACCGATCTTCTCGCTGAAATTAACGAATACTTCAGGGGATATAATCCAAACTATGCAAAAAATGCATTGAAGCGAGGATACTTAGCACCTGACAGCGACGGGAGATACAAACTTACTACTTCGGGTGAAAAATTTATTCAAGATGTTAGATCGTATTTGAGAAAGCAAAAAAATCGAGCTTAATCTTCATCCAACGCTACGAATTCGGCATTTTTAGATAATTTGCTGGAGTAATCTTCCAATAGGGTTCCCAGTAATTGATTCAGAGTCTCCTCATGGAGACTCTTTCTCTTTTTGGTTTTCCCTTTGAGCCTCACAGTTCCACCCCTGTATGAGAACCCAAGATACTTGGGATACATTGCAACGTCTGCTGAGGTAATAACCCCCGGAACAGCGTCACCAGAAGGGCCTACAGCGTCGGCGGCAGTAGCATCACCCAATGCACCTGCACTCATGCCTTCGCCGTCTTCTAAGAGGCTCTTACGAGCCTCAAGTCCTTCACACAGGATGTCTAGTCTCATTATACTAGGAAATCCTTAGCCGCTAATGCCGCTTCAGATAAAGCCATCTTCAATGATTCAATCTTTTCACTGGCTTCTGGGTTCAATGCTTTAGCCTGATCAAAAACTCCCTCTAATACGAAGTTGGAGTATAGATCGCTGATGTTTTCAGCCGCTTCAGTCATCTTCTTCTTGGAATCACCAACAGCCTTTTTCTTAGCTTCAGACTTTGCGTCAATCTTTTTGCGAGCTTCGCTCAAAGGTGGTTGCTTGATTCGAGCCTGACGACTCTCCATCATTGCCGCAGGAGCGTAAATCGCCTCAGAAGAGACATTGTTCATTAGTTCTTCAAATTTTTCACTAGTATGCTGGGTGACACTCATTTTTATACCTCTCAGTTATTTAGAAGTTTTTATTGTAAAACAGGTTGACTTGGTACATTGATTAAAGTATCTTCCAATTGAAATATCTCAAAAAAGGAGATGAAATGCAGAATAGGGTATTGTTCAAATCAATCTATGGTTCCCATTTATATGGAACAAACACCCCATCGTCTGATCGGGATGTTAAGCAAATTCATATGAATCCAACCGACGTTCTTTTGACGGGTAAGTATTCGGGCTGTTTTAACCAGAGTACTAACGCCATAGGGAAGAATACGTCGGAGGATGTGGATTTCGAATCCAAAGAACTAAGACATTTCATTAAGGAAGCATTGTCTGGGCAGACATATGCAATCGATTTGCTTTTCACTCCCGATAATTTGGTTCTAGAGAGATCCCCCGAATGGGATGACATCATCGCTAACCGAGATCGGCTTGTTAGTAATAATATTGCCCCGTTCTTGGGATATGTGAAATCGCAGGCGGCTAAGTATTCAGCCAAGGGTGAAAAGATCAAGGAACTGGATGCCTTCATCTCGGCAATTGAGACGTTTGCAACCAAGTCTTCCACTACACTATCCGAAATTGTATCGCAAATCGACATTTCCGAATTTAAGTATTTCGACATAAAAGTCAAAATGCCAGACACTGCACTATATGAGGGAGATCCATCTACTCGCCCCCATCATATTACTGCCCAAGTAACTGAAGATAATAAGCATCACGAGCAATATCTGTTTGGACCTAATTGCGAATTCCCGATGAATCGTCGCTTCGTTGAAGTGTATCCAGTTCTTTTAGAGAAGCGTAAGTCGTATGGTAAACGCGCAGAAGAAGCCGCCTTGAACGATGGTTTGGATTTGAAGGCTTATTACCACGCACTTCGCATTATCTGGCAGTTGGAAGACTATATGACAACGGGAAGACTCGAATTTCCTTCGCCTAGAGTTCAGCACTTGAGGGATATTCGAGCAGGAAAGTACAATAAAGGCGAAATCGAGGATTGGATTTCTACCGAAATCGAGAGGGTTACTAGCCTTCCGAACAATCTACCTCCTCCGGACTATGAATTCTGGAATGACTGGTTGTTAATCCAGTACATGAAACAGGCTCATCGAGAAAGTCGAAAATTTCTTCGCATGAAGGGGTTGATGAAGTGAAAATTTACGATGAATTGCTAAGCGATCATGTGGCCGTTAACTTAATCGATGAAGATCGAGTGCTAATTGGCATTTTGAATAACGTCCCGTACTTCGTTAGGCGATTTTTCATCGTAGAATTAGAAGCTCCAGAAGAGGCCGCTTTTCTGGAGTTCTATACTCGCGCAGGTTTCGGTGAGATGGCCGAAGATCATGTTGTTAGGATTTCACTTAAATCCAAAGATTCAATTCAGCGAGTGGCGATTTGCTCTTTTATTATGGATGGTACATCCATTTGCGAGGAATTGCTAGAATTCTTGTTAGAATATCGAAGTTTTGATTTCACTAGTATAGAAAAAGAGCATAGAATTGAGTATGACTCTACTGTATATGGGTCAACTGCCGAAAATAGTGCAATTAAGCTAATAACTCATGACTTTCTCATCAATCACAACTTCTTGGAGCTTGGCGAAGACGCATTGAAGACTCGTGAAGAAGTGAGAATAGAAGACGAATCACGTAAACGTGTTGAATTGGAGCAGTATCTAGGTAATCGAAAGTCTGTATATGAAAATATCGATGTAGACTTCCTCAGCGAGTAACTTTTCGCTACAATATTCACATGGAAAAGAAACTAATTCGCGTCCAGTACAATGAAAAACGGCTTCAATTTTTGGATGCCACCTTACCTTACCTCATATTAAAGAGCGGCGATGTATTATACAACTTCGATTACTATGTACTGCGAAACGCTACATTTATTAGGCAGTTAAATGAATTCGAAGCGCCAGTAATTCCTTTCAAATTGTGGAATTTCGCAGGAAAAGATTTGCATACTTATCACGACCATATTGAATTCTTAGAATTTGACCAGAATATCGTGTATGAAGCTGCCAAGGAAGTATATCCTGAAGAATCTGAAGAGTATTGGCAGGCTGAAGTTGCTAAGCACTATGCAAAGCTACTAGAAATGGATGAAGGTATTTGTGAGGCTCGTCGAGATATTGAAGAAACTAAGAATGCCGAGAAGATGGAACACGAGCGTAGACAGAACCTGTTGCAGGAGATCGCAGATAGGACTGCACACGATGAAGATGCATTGCCAACACCTGAAGTAATGCAGTTAAGACAGGACGCCGCAAATAATATGCTCGAAGATGCATTTTCCGCTCAACCTAGTTCAGAAATCATTGTAGAACAGCCGAAAATTATAACTTCGGCATTTGAAAACACCCCAACAAAGCTGGTACTTTAATGTCTGGAATGTGGAATCCCACTGGTCGCTCTCGTAAGGTTAAGCAACCTACAGTAGTAGGTCATACAATCGAAACTCGCAAGGGTGGATTGTACGTGGTACCTAAGAATCGTAAGGGTAAATCACTATGGGACATGGCTAAGTACATTGGACCTGTACCCGAAGTACCCCTCGATGCGGATCAGATGCCAGTAATGAGCGATGTTGAACCTGAATACGCAGGAACCGAAGAGGTTGCTGTCGAGGAGTGATATGAACTTAGGGAAATACTATTCGGCGGAGTATCTGATGAGATTAGAAACTACCGCAAAATACCCTAATCGAATAAAAGACCGAAAAAAGATAGAAACTCTCTACAGCCTCGAAGAATTCGGGGATACCAGTAGAGAGTTTTTTTCGTTCGACAATACATTGATCGCAATAGGATACACTCGCGTCGTTTACGGTGACCACGGCCCGTATGTGGAATTCGAAAAGTCTAATTTCATTGTTGATTTAATTCCAAAGTTCAATAATTCATGTCCATCTGACGCATATTATGAATGGATGACGGTGAAAGACTCATCAGACATCAAAATCTACCGCCAATTAAGAGATGTAAGAAATCTACCAAATCCACCTTCTCCGGGCTACAAGGGTAATAGAAAAGAAGGATATGCAGATTACCTTCCGGGTAAATATTACGTCTCGCCTTACGACATGAAAGGTCGGTGAGATAAATAACTAAATGGCCGATTCTATATTACAAATAGAAAACGATTCTACTGTTTCTCAAATAGGTAGAATATACACTGAAGCAAAGTTCAAACCTGGAGATTTTATTTATTTCCATGGCCCAAATAAATCCCCTAATTATAGAATAGCATATGAGGGGTTTTGCGATTTTTTTGTAGTTGCTGCTGGTGAAAACTATGTAGATGTGGTAAAGCATGGATTTTTTGAAATAAGTCAATATTCCACGCTTAGATATCTTGACCGGATATTGGGGAGTGTATATCTAGACTCTAAAGGGCGTATCACTTCGGACGAGACGTTAACTAAAATAGGATACGTTGACAAAAATACAATATATCTAGATATTAGTAACTCTTCTACAAGTCCAGGGCCTTTAGGTGCTACTTCTACTCAGATAGAATATGTTAGTTCAGGTCCAATAATAGACATTCCTGTATATTTTTCGGCTGAGCAGGTTAGTCAAAGTCTGACTGCTGATTTAGTAAACGGGCACATAGTAAACTCGAACAGTAAACTAAAGAAAGCGTTTCTAGTATTAAACGATGCCGGAATAAAAGGAGATATTTTAAGTCTTCCCGCAAAATTTATAGTTTCAATTCAGACTCAGTTAGGTGAACTGTTCTCGTTACGCTTTAACATAAATTCGACCCAGGTAGGTAAATTCTACCCTGCTGAATGTAGAATATATTCCGAGATATTAGACTTGAATGTTTCTGTAAATAAGGGCGATACTGTATTTTTGAAGTTTGAAAACGAAACGGTGGTCTACGGCGATACCTCCACGATTACCTACTATGGAACTGCTAAGATACTATTGGAGCTAGAAGAAGTTTAATATACTCGTCTAAATATATTCAATGCGATATATATTGAAGAATGTTAGTCTATCGCCAATTACAATAGGTGGTGTGGTTTCTGTAGCGTCTGGGGCTGATATTGTCGTATACGATGACAGTACGTTTGACATGCATCCTCAAATTGATGCTATTCTAGATGCAACCGAAAATACGTATGTCGATATATCGTACAATATTAACTATAACGTCGTCAAGGGGTATCTTGAATACTATAACGATGTAACACCTAAGACAATTGGGGCGTTTTATGAGTGGCTCTCCGAATTTAAGAGGAAATATCAATTTTATAAAAAAATACAGGGATTGGGACATGTAACAGTCAAGTTAGATTTTAATAATGACCGATTAGTAGTAAATGTAGTCGGCGGGACCGCTGTAGACGATATTACTATTAGATACAATGACGCTGATCAGCTTGAGGTGAAAGATGGCTCTATAGGAAACGCAAAGTCTGCAGATATGGGTGAGGGGTTGATCAAGGGTCGTGCGGTTAGTGCAGGGACAGGTGCCCCTCAGGATCTTACTCAGTCTCAAGTGCATACTGTCATCGGTAGAGGCATTGTTAATGGTGTTGCTTCACTAGGTTCAGATGGAAAAGTACCAAGATCTGAATCTTCGGATATTACATTATCCGGAGTAGTTGAAGCGTTGCTCCCAGAGTTGACTAAAGACTCATTAGCTGGCACTGTTACAGTTCCCCCTTTGCGCATACAGGCATTTGACAATCCTGATTTCATGGGGTACCCTTCCAGATATACTACGGTTGAGACTACGTTAACATTAACTGAAGGTGTTAGATCTCTCATATACTTTGATCAAGAAACTAATCAAATATTATTAACCACTGACGACAGCATATTAAACCTTAGCAACAGGATAGCTCTTTACATAGTATCTTGGGTCGCCGGTACGATACATAGTATAGGATTTGACACAATGGGGCATGGACTACCCCAAAAGACAGAACTCTCTGTGCTGAGAACCACACCATATAAGAGAACTACTGCGGGTGGGTTAATGATATCAGAAGATGGAGCATTACACGTCCAACTGACGGGTTCAATTGTTTATGCAGGTACTACACCTAATAATATATTCCCATATAATTCAGTAACTGATATACTTACCCAGTGTTATCACGTCGGAGGCGTGTGGAATTACTCATCAGCATCTCACACCTATAATAATACCCAGTATGATGATGGAACTAATCTAGTAACGCTAGGAAATAACAAATTTAAGTGTGTTTGGTTTTTTAGATCTATCGGTGATTCGAAAGAAGTATTCTACGTAAATGGTATAGCTGAATATAATAGTGTAGCTACTGCACAATTAGGCACAGTACCACCAATTCCACCTGTTGTTGGATGGCATTGTATGCTTGTTGGCCGAATAATAATAGGGAAAAATGCAGTGTCTGGGGTAGTACAGTCTGCATTTTCTCAGGTATTTACTGCAATCCCAACAACCGAGCATAATAGTCTGTCAGGTATACAGGGTGGAGCTGTAGGTGACTATCAGCATTTAACCAATGCACAAGTTACATCTTTTACTAATAAGCCATCTAGTGTATTTGGTCGCACAGGTGCAGTAGTTGCAACACTTGGAGATTACAATACAGATCTAGTAACTGAAGGGTCTACCAACCTATATTTCACAAATAGTAGAGCTGATGCAAGGATAACTGCACAAAAAGGTGTAGCTAATGGAATTGCACCCCTAGATGCAAGCACAAAAATACCATTAACGTATATACCAGCATCGGCAATAACTGAAACTTTTGTAGTAAATTCTCAAGCCGCTATGCTTGCATTGACTGCACAGAGAGGAGACGTTGCAGTCAGAACAGACAATCGCACAAGCTATATTCTGCAAGCAGATCCAGCAAGTACATTATCTAATTGGGTTGAATTGTTGTCTCCTACTGATGGTGTTACATCTGTAGCATTATCCGCCCCTAGCTTATTCACAGTTACTGGATCTCCAATTACTAGCGCGGGAACATTATCTTTTGCATGGAATGGATCTTCGGCTAATTTGGTTAGAGCTGACGGTTCTACAGTTGCACAAAGCACATTCTTGACAGGAAATCAAACAATCACATTATCTGGAGAGGCTACTGGATCTGGTGCTACCTCGATTGCAGTAACTCTTGCAAACAGTGCGGTTATTGGTAAAGTTTTAACAGGATATACGGCTACGTCAGGTACGATTGCCGCAACAGATACAATATTACAGGCAATTCAGAAATTAGGATTTGATAAGCATGTTGCCGTCACTTTAGGCACTGCAAATGGATTGTCCCTTTCAACTCAAGCATTGTCTCTAGCCTTGGCCTCTACCTCCACAACAGGAGCGTTGAGTTCGACTGACTGGAATACTTTCAATGGTAAGCTAAATCTAACTTCGTTGTTGACTGGATACGTGGTAGGCGCAAAAACTGCACTGGCCGCAACAGATTCTATCCTAGGTGCCTTCCAGAAGCTCCAGGGCCAAGTTAACGCAAGACTGACTGCCAACCAGACGATCACATTGTCCGGGGATGTATCAGGATCCGGTTCCATTTCAATTGCTGCGACAGTGCGCGGTATAACCGTAACCGAGCACTCTGCCAACAATACTGATTATCCAGTTGTATGGGACAACACAGAAAGAGCGTTATTTCACACTGCCGCAAAACTGAAGTTCAATCCGTCGAGCGGTTTACTCTCGTCTACGTTCTTTTCTTCTGGGCTGAATTCCACAACGAGTGCGAGCTTCGTTGGCAATTGGGCATCTTCAGGATATTGGGGATTTGCTGGGAGTACGGATTCTGGCTCTTCCGCCATCCGTGCTGTCCTTTGTTCCAATCTCCAAGGGGCCATTACTTCTCTGGCATCGTTGTCCGTCGATATACTCTTTACTGGCAACAACGGCAATGGAACGAATATCAAAATTGGCGACGATGCATGGATTGGCGATGTAAACTTGGGGAACGCTATTGGCCTCAAGGGTATCCAAGATGGCAACAAGGGGTACATCAAATTCGGGTCAGACGACGGTCTTTTTGGTTATAATGGTTCTCGTCTTACTTATAGCAGAGCATTTGAAGTCACTGGAATGTCCTATGCTACAGGAGGATGTACTGTCCCCCAGGGAGTAAATGTATACTTGGGGTCATCGCAGATTACAAGACAAGCTGATTATGTAGGATTGTGGGGCCTTTCTGCTGTCTGGCAATTTGGGCGTAGCAGTACAGTATACTCGTCGCATCATGCTGTATCAGCGACCTTTAATGAAGGTATCGATGCTCTAGGAGTGTCATATTTTTCATCCGCTAATGTAACCGGAACATTGAATACCTCTTCGCTGGAAGCAACCACTGCGGTAGTTAATACCGTACTAAATGTTCCTGGAATTGCGTTCGGTGCTACCATCCAACTCTCTGAGAATAATACTGCGGTTTTTGCTGTTAGCAGCGACACTGTGCTACCGGCACCTACCACCATTGGGACAATGCTATTCCTTTACGCCGACTCGGCTCCATCGGCAAATATCTATATCACGGCACCGTCTGGATACACGTTAATTTATCGATCGTCTGGCACCACGACGGTTTCGGCAGATACGCTAGTATTCAATACTCGTGGCTCCATCGCCATAGCGGTGCCACGGTACAACGCGAGCAATGCGTGGTTTATCATTTTTTGATGAGTCCGGCACTGATTCGAGCGTGGTTCGCATGATTATCGAGGGCCTCAGAGCGGGATTGCCGAGGGGGAATGATGAGTTCCCGCTGTCGGGGCCGGAAATTTCCGGATAGCTGGACGACAAGGGCGACACGACCTGGGCGACAGGCTGACGCGGCCGGGAAGCCCTAAACCCCTCTCAAACGTCGATTTGAGGCGATACCTCTGCATCCTGGGAATGTTTCCGGTTTTGCGGGGTTTTGAGACGGACGGGCAAAGCGCCTTCCGGTTTTGCGTTGGCACGAAATTTCTACGAGCGGTGTCGTGAGACAGTGAAACCCAGTGTTTATGCGGGCTCCGAGGCCGTCTCACCCTCGTCGCTCCGTCTCACGATTGCCGCTTCTTCATAACTGTGACAATACCAGAAGGAGAAAGTGTATGGTATAGGACAGTGTAGGGTGGAAGTACACTATTAAATGGACCGACTACACTTAACGTGAATAGGCAAAATGTGATGTTAATAAAAAGCGACACCTCTTGGAAAATTATTGGATTGTACTATGCATAAAATTGTTACAATATTAGTGAACATATAGATTCACCTCAATAAAGGAGTTCACTGTGAGCGAAACGGTTACATTAACACTGAAAGCATCTGAATACGACGCAGCCTTTGGCGTTGTTAGTAAGTTTAACGGGCCTATTAGTCGATATGTGGGTGAAAAAATAGTCACACTTATTCGAAGTGAAGTTCTTAATAATAAGAAAACTGAAGATAGTATACCAGATAGTATTAGTATCGTATTAAATCGGACATGGTTCGAAGGAATATTTCAGGGATTTGTCGAATTATTGAATAAACCAGAAACAAATAGTGTAGATGTTGCTGGTATTATCGCCATAGGTAAATTATTTAAGGTTGGGAATAGAGTTCTTAAATTCGTCGACGATAAATTAACAACATTGTCTGAAATAACAGAAATCAATTTACTCGACGATGAATTATTAGATGGAGAATTAGATGGCGAGTAATAATTAACAATAGCATAAAACTATTTCACAAGCACCTGACTTAATATCGGGTGCTTTTTAGTTGACGGAACGACTCAGATGTCGTATCTTACCCTAAATGGAGGTGTATTTTGAAGTTTCTCTACAAAACCACAACATATGAAGCAGTAGAATCGCCTTCGACTGAAAAGAAGATTCTCAGTGCGGTCAAAAATGCTCGGAAGTACGATCCGAAGGCTG